CTGCTCATGATGCGGCTGGATCGTTCGGGGCAGAGGTGGGGGTGTGGGCAAAAGCGCATTTGGATATTGATTTGATGCCTTGGCAGTTGCATTGTTTGAATGGTCAGTTGGTTCACGATGATCAAGGTGACTTGTTGAACCGTGTTTCGCTTACTAGCACGGCGCGCCAGGCTGGAAAGTCAACCGCGTTGGCAGCACTTGTTGGATGGTGGCTTACAGAAATGCCCAAAATTCGGGGAAAGAAACAAATGGTGTTGACTACTGCAAACCGCCTGGACTTGGCGGTGACTTTGTTTGATTTGTTGGGCGATGTGCTTGAAATTAAATTTGGGGCAACACTAACAAAGGCTTACGGCCGCAACGCTGTGCAAATGCCTGACGGTTCGCGCTGGATCGTGCGCGCCGCCAAACCCAATGTTGGCCACGGCACTTCAAATGATTTGATTGTGGCTGATGAGATTTGGGACATTTCAGAAGAAGCAATTGATGGCGGTTTGATCCCATCGCAACGCGCCAGGCGTTCCCCGTTGCTTTCTATGTGGTCAACCGCTGGCACAGAGTCCAGCACCGTAATGAAAAGATGGCGTGAACAGGGATTGCGTGCAATTGACACAGGCAAAACATCAACTTTTTATTTGGCTGAATGGAGTCCTGATCCAAGCCTGGATGTGAACTTAGAAAGCACTTGGGCATGGGGAAACCCTGCCTTGGGTTATACGCTCACAATGGACACTTTGCGCAGTGAATCTTTGAACCCGAACCGCGCCCAATTCTTGCGTGCGTCATGCAATCTTTGGGTGGCATCAGATCAAGGATGGATTCCGCCAGGCATGTGGCCACAGTTGGAACACAAAGAACCTTTCCCTGACGGCGGCTATTTAGGGATAGAAGTTTCACTAGATGATTCACGATATTTTGGGGTTCGGTCAGTCCAGCTAGCGGATAGGCGTGTTGCCGTCACTGTCGCTTTTGTGTGTGATACCTATTCGGCAATGTTGGAAGAAGTAACAAAATTAGCGGCAACAAATGTGAAATTCTTGATCAGTCCCAGCATTGAAATTCATTGGCCTACCCAATATGACCAAAGAACTGAAGTTGTTGGATACGGCGAAATTGTGCGTTACACCGCTGGCGTTAAGAACATGATCTTTGAAGGAATGCTTGTTCACGATGGTTCAAAACAATTAAGCGAACATGTGCAACGCGCGGTTGCTGTAAAGGCGGAATCTTCCATTGCTCTATCGTCAGCGCGAAGTCCTGGGGAAATATCTTTGGCGCGGTGCATGGTTTGGACTGCCGCACATGCCAGCCGCCCAACGATCGTTGGAAAGCCCATCATTGCGTTTTCAAATCGCTAATGTTCAGGGTGGCGTTGGGTTGTTGCTGACCTTTTGTCGGGATCGGATAGTTTGCAACCCAATGCCACCAAAAAAAGAAAGATTGTGACACACTGAATCATGGCCATTTTCAAAACAAAGGTGACGAAAGCCGCCATTTCACCACAGGATCAACCGTCTATTTCGGCGGCCGCTGGCGGTACTTTTCAAGGTAACGGATCAGGCGAACAATCAATTGGCGAATATTATTCTTACATTCAAGGCGATATGCGCAACCGCGCAATGCGTGTTCCAACAATCAACCGTGCGCGCGACTTAATTGCATCAGTAATTGGCAACACGCCAATGAAAATGTATCGCAAACGCTGGGATGAAGTTGAAGGCGAAATGATTGAAGAACCGCTTGCCCCCCGTTCTTGGATTGCACAGCCTGATCCCCAATTAACCTATGCAACTTTTTGGTCATGGGTTTTTGATGATCTTTTTTTCTTCGGTAGAGCCTTTTTGTGGTGCAGTAGCAGGCATGAAGACGGAATGCCTGCATCTTTTACGCGCCTGCCTGCCGCGATGGTGAACACGCTTGACATGTCAGGCCCAGTGTTCGCGTTCGGTAAGTCAAATCAGATTTACTTTCAAGGCGCACAAATTCCGACTGATGATGTTGTGCAAATCATTGGTGCAAACCAAGGCATTATTTTTCAATCACCGCAAGTTATTGCAACATCAATCGCCTTAGAGGATGCGCGCTTGCGCAATTCTAGTTCGGCTTTGCCTGCTGGCGTATTGCGCCAGACCTCGGGTGAGCCGCTTTCAGGCCAAGAACTTTCTGAATTGGCACAGGCTTTTGAACAGGCCAGGCGTTCAAATCAGATTGCCGCCATCAATCAATTTGTGGAATGGCAACCAACAGATGTTGACGCATCAAAAATGTTGCTTTCAGAAGCCGCCGAATTTCAGTCAAAAGAAGCCGCACGAATGTGCAATATCCCTTTTTTCCTTAACGGAAATTCCGTTGGCTCATATTCTTATCAATCAAACCAAGGCGCACGCCAAGACTTATATGTGTTTGCCGCCCGTTCTTACATGTCGGTCATTGAACAAACAATGTCAATGAATTCAATTCTGCCACGCGGAACTTGTGTCAAATTTGATGTTGACGAATACTTGGCAGAAATTGTTAACGGTTCAGAAGATATGGCCGACTACGAAGACGAAATGCCAACAACAAACCCAACAATGGAGTAGAACTTAGTTATGTTAAAATTTATTTCCACCGATTTAACCCTAGACGCATCAGCCGTTGAAGGCGTAGCGTCACGCTCAATTTCAGGTGTTGCAGTTCCTTACGGAATTTCCGCAACCGTGAGCGATGGAACAAAAGTCATTTTTGAAGAAGGCAGTTTGCCAACCGATGGAAAAGCCCCAAAGCTTTATTTGAACCACGATTCTGAACAGGCTGTTGGCATCGTCACAGAGCGCGTTAACACACCCGAAGGAATGATGTTTTCGGCGCGTTTAAGCAAAACTGCACGCGCAGAAGAAGCCTTGCAATTAAGCCTTGATTCCGTTATTGATTCCGTTTCGGTTGGTGTAAACCCAACCAAATTCAAAATGCAAAAGGATGGCACAATGCTTGTGCAAGCCGCCGATTGGATTGAACTTTCACTTGTCACGGGCCGCCCTGCATTCGCTGGGGCAGTCATCACCGATGTGGCGGCAAGCGAACCCGAGAGTATCCCACACGAAGAAGTTTCAGAAGATATTATTCAAGAAGAAGTTTCACCACAGGAGAACAAAACCATGTCAGAATCAACGCCAGTAGAAGCCACAATCCCAACATCGCCAGTCGTTTTTGCAGAACCAAAACGCGAATTCAAAATGCCATCGGCAGGCGAATACCTTGCCGCAATGCACATTGGCGGAGACACATACCGCAAAGTCAACGCGGCTTTCCATGATGCGGCGCGCCGTAATCAGTCAGCAATTGAAGCGGTGTCGCAAGACCTCACCACTGACACGCCAGGTTTGCTTCCTGTTCCAGTTCTCGGCCCATTGTTTCAAAACGTCAACCTACAATATCGTCCAGTAGTTAACGCTTTTGGAACACGCGCAATGCCGCAAGGAAGTGGCATCAGTTTCACGCGACCTTCCATCACAACACCGACTTCATCGGGTGTGCAGAGCACACAGGGAACGGCAGTCAGTTCACAGACAATGGTTCTTGCCGCAAACACGGTAAGCCGTCAAACTGTCGCTGGCTCAATTCAAATTGCGCAACAAACGATGGACTTCACTGATCCAGCCGCAATGAACATAATTTTGAATGACCTTGCAGGTCAATACTTGAAGCAAACAGACAACATTGCAGCCGATTACTTGGTTGCACAGAAACAAGCATCAGGTTATACCTGGACTGTTACCGCTGGCGATGCAAGTTCGTTAATGAATGCAATTTACGGTTGCGCAGAAAACATTTCAACTACAACAAACTTGTTCCCAACACACATGGTTGTTTCACCAAACGTATGGGCAAAACTTGGAGCACAATTGGATAACAGCAAGCGCCCATTGTTTCCAGCAATCGGCGCACCTGGCCTTATCGGTCAGAACACGCTTGGCGCTGGCAATGCAACTTCATGGTCAGGAATGAACCCACTTGGTTTGGAACTTGTTGTTGACGGAAACCTTGCATCAAACACGATGCTGATTGTCCACGGCCCTGCAATAGAACTGTACGAAGCACAACAGGGAATGCGTAGCGTTGAAGTTCCTGACCTTTTGGCCCGTACCTTCTCCTACTACGGTTACTTTGCAACCTTTGCACAGGACGCACAAAACCCAACCGCAGTTGCAGGAAGCCAGTTCATTCAAGCAATCACAATCGCTTAGTAGAAAGGCGGCTTTACCGCCATGGCTACTTACAACATCACAAGCAAACTGCTAATTGATAACTACGCCGTACTACAAACATTAGAAAATAATGAAATTGCAGTAGGGCAATCAATAACAGTTGCAAGTTTAGGTTCTCCCTTCAACGGTACTTTTACGGTGCTGGATTTGCCCGAGCATGAATTCATTGGCATTGATGCCCAAACAGGGTTTCCAATGTTCAATGAATTTGTGCAACGGCAGAACCAAGTTCTGTTTGCTTGTACTGGCGCAAATGTTGATTACACATTCACCACCGTTGGAACAATTACCTACGCGCCAGTTTGCACCTGGATCACCGCTAACGACATAGCAGATTGGTTGTATTTATCAACGGCAACCGCGGCAGATCAAACTTTCTTAACTATCTGTGCGGCCGCCAGCAATCAGTTTGTATTTAGGCGCAGACAGGAAAGCGGCTATTTTGACGCATTGGGGACAGTGCCTTCACAAGATGTAAAACTTGGAACTGTGATGTATGGCGGCGCGCTTTACCGCCAACGCGGTTCAGTAGATACTTTTGCATCATTTAACGAAATGGGAAGCGCCCCACCAATGGCACTGTCAGCCATCGTGCAACAGTTACTAGGCATCTCGCGCCCCCAGGTTGCTTAAATGCCAACCGCCTATACAGATTTATTGAACAAAGCGTTAGATGATCTTGCAACAACGCTGAACACAATTACGCCAGCCATTCCGATTGTGACCGATCCAAGGAACATTCAGGCCGCTTGCGCGTTTATTAATGCCCCTACATTTACAACGCCGTTGATGAAAAACAAGCGCATTCAATTGACTTTCCCGATCCAGCTAATAGTTCCAGGGCCTTTCAATCTTGATGCACAAAGAAAACTATTAAACATGACCGCCCAGTTATTAGGCGCAAATGTCGCGATCACAGAAGGCCGCCCAACCTCTATTGAAATAGGTGGTGCGCTGTACCCCTGCTATGAAGTTATTGTCAATATGGAAGCGAGTTCATTATGAAACTAAAAATCCTGTCAAATAAAGTTGGAACTGTTGGCACATATTTTGAGCCAACCCCTGGGATCAATGTTCAGGCATTGATTGATGGCGGCTTTATTGCTGAAGAATCCGAATCCACCGAAACACCAAAAAAATCATCTACTATCAAGAAAACAACTAAGGAGTAACAACATGGCCACAAGCACTTATCTCTCAAATTTATCAGCACTCACCGTTAACGCGGTTTCGTTGGTGGATCAATGCACAGGCATTGTGTTCACACAACTTAGGGAGAGTCTGGATAAAACTACGCTGGCGGATACAGGCCGCACATTCACGGGCGGTTTGTACAACAACGAATGCACAATGACACTTTTTCAATCGTATGCCGCAAGTGAGACCTACCAAACTTTGGCATCAATCGTTGGCACACAAACAACAGTTGTTGCAACTGTCATTGAAGGCGCAGTGACAAAAGTATTCACTTTGGCAAATTGCTACCTGGAGTCAATGCCAGTTATTAATGGCGCGCTTGGTGAGTTGTCAACCGTAGATTTGACTTTCACGGGTGGAGCGCTAAGCGTAAGTTGATCACGGCCATCACTTGGCCCGACACAAGGAGAAACAAGTGAAACTTAAATTGAAAATAACGCCATCGCCAGGTGATGAACCTGTCACGATCACAACCAATTTGCTGTGCATCGCTGAATGGGAAAAAACAGAAAACCGCAAAGTTTCAGACGGCCGAGGAATCGGAATCATGGACATGGTTTTTTGGGCTCACTTTATGTTGAAGCGATCAAACTACAAAGTAGAAGCAACACCGAAATTGTGGCTTGAAGCAAACCCTGACATGGAAATTGAAACGGTGGACATGACAAACCCAAACCCTACGGGCGGGGAACTTACCGAAAACAACTAGCGGAATTGCTGGTTTCAGTAGGGTGGTGGCCACCGCACATTGAGTTTGACACACGCGATCTTTCCACAGTCATTAGCGTGCTTAATGAACAAGGGAAAGAAAGGCGGCAAAAGTGAACACGGCATCTATAAAGGTTTATGGCGTAAAGGCCGCCCTGAAAGAATTAAACAAAGTCAATCCCAAATTGCGCCGCGAATATACGAAGCGTTA